TAACAGCAATAACTTCTACATAGCTGCTATCACCATCAATTTCTACATCAACTTCACTATCACTATCTAGTAACCAACGTGGTACTTTACCATAGTATTTAGTTAAACGTACTTTATCATCGTTGTAAGTTGTTAGGTCTTGATCAGGCTCAAGTGCCTCATCAGGTGCAGCAGTTTGTACTTCTACATCAAAGTAAATACCTGCATCAATACCTGCTTGTACTTGGTGTAATGGTACAAACTCATCTACAGCAACGCCTAGTGCTTCTTCAATAGATACTGCAACAGGATCAATCAAGAAGTTCTGAGGTAGAATAGGACGAATCTTAACTAACATACGGTCTTGTTCAGTAACACCAACCGCAGTCATTGCACCTTCCATGATAGGCTGAGTAGCAGGACGTATTTCTTTTACTTCGTCAAGAACAATCTCACCGATGCCAGTACCGTATACAGCAGCGTTAAGTACACACTCAGCAATATTCTTACGAGCTTTAACAAAGCCCATGTCTTCTTCTAGCTGAGCACGTAACATCATTACGTCTTGCGGCTGTCCATCTTGCAAGTCATCTTTAATGTCAAACCACTTGCCGCGACCGAACGTAGCTTCTTCTACTTCGGCAACGCTAGACTCAACTGCTTGCTGCAAAGCAGGAGATATTAATCGGCTACGTTCACTGTCACGTAAGCGGTCATTCGGGTTCCAAATACCACGCCATAAGCGGTAGTATTCTTCATGATCTTCAGCGTAGGTAGAATCATAGTGATCACGCCAAGCGTCACACTTCTCCATGATCCAATCTTCTACACGTACTTCACCAAAGCTGTATTCTTCCATATTAGTATCCTGCTACGGGGTCAAGGAATTCAAAGTTATCTTCTTCGTACTCATAGTTGTAACATACTTTAGCTAGTTGATCTATGTATGCCAACGAGTCAACAAGGTCATCGTGTACCATGTTGTTAGGAAATTGGAATAATTGATCTAAGAATTCAATATTCCATTCACCTTCATTTAAACAGATCTGACCATGTTCAAAGCGTCCTTGTAACGCCCATACAATACGATCTACTTTCTTTTTATTACCGTGTGTTAATTCTTCTACACGAAAAAAGTTATTGTTTGCTTTCATGTAATCAGTTAAGTATGGTAATACTGCATTGCGTAATGCACCTTTTTCTATACCAACTGCTACAGGTTCATACCAAGCTACAGTTTCAAAGATAATCTCTGCTGTCTTCTTGATATCCCATCGTCCATGAATAATCTCTGCTACGTACCAACCGCTCTCACTAACTTTAACAACGCTGATAGAAGTTTCGTCAAGACGTTTTTGGCTTTTAGTAGTAGCGTTTTGAATGTCTGCGAAACCTGCAAGGTCAACTGCGACATAGTAGTCTCCTTCTTCTGGTTCTTCTTCATCTATAATAATCCAATCTTCTTTAAATATTTCTGATCCTGCTGCTTCAAATGAGGCCATGAATTCTTGTCTAAACGCATAGCTAGACATAGACTTCTTAGCTGTATCAATCTCTTCAGGATCTAGTAGAGGATTATCGTAAGATGTAAAGTGCCACGATTTATAACTATCATCTTTACCCATAGCACCGTATTGATAAAGATCATAGAAATGATTACGACCCATAGGTGTACCAATAAACATGGCAGTACCTTTTTGGTCAGCTAGAGCAGGACGTAGGATTTGTTCCCACACTGACGGTTTCATGTCAGCGTATTCGTCCATAACAAGGAACTTAAGACTTACACCACGCATGGTCTCAGGTCTGTCAGCACCTTTAAGAGATATTACAGCACCATTAACAAGTGTTATCTGTAAGTTATTAATATGAGCACTCTTGATGACTTCGTGTCCAAGCTCCATGAGCGTTGACCACATAATGTCACGTGCCTGTCCTTGTGTAGGCGCTACGTAGAATACGTGACCACGATCAGTCTGTAGCGCATTAATAATCAACATCCATGCTGCAAGTCGTGACTTACCTGTACGGCGACCTGCTGCTACAATCTTAAATCGTGTGTCGTCAGCAAATACGTCTTGCTGCCATGGTAGTAACTCTACGTTAAGATCTGTCAAAATTCTGACTCTAATCCTGTAGAATTTAAGTCAGCGTACATTTCATTATAATCACGTAGAATTTTTACAGGGTAGTTCATTGCTTCTTCTACCTTCTGTTTATTCCAATCGTTTTCAGCCATGTACTTTTCTGTAAAGCCTTCTTGAGTTTTAAAACGATTAACATTACCCGGCCCCCAGTTGTAAGCCATTAAGACTTCTGTAGGATCCCAATCAGGATAATATTCTTGTATTCCTGTTAAGTATTGTTTAGCACGTTTACGTGACTCTACTGGATCATAAGGATCAAATGGCCCTGAGTCTACACCAAAACCAATCTCAGCACCTTTCTCATAAAATTCAGGCATCCATTGATACATACCTGCTGCACCAGAGTTTTCGTTGTAAGCAGTAGGATCCATGTCAGATTCTGTCATTGCTAACGCATCTAACATTTCATCTGTAATCCATGAGGTATCAGCTTCTAAATCTTGAGCTAATGTACCTAGAGTAGCACCACCACTTGCACTACGACCTTGCGCCCATGTATCAGCTACACGATAGTTACTAGGATTACCTGCTTCACCAAAACGAGGAAATTGTTTTTTATTATTTTTTTCATACTCTTGAGCTAATTTAATAGCTTCATCTTGAGTTTTTAAAGAAGGCTTACCGTTTTTATCCCACCATACTGAAGGGATAACACCAATAGTACCATCAGGCATATCAACAGTAATTGTTACTTCTGTAGATGGGCCACCAAAGCCTACGTCTTGTGCTGTATGCTTATTTGGATCAAAAGGTACTAAGTCATTCGGCATCTTCGTAGTCTCCTTCGATGATGTCGTCATCGCTAGGGGTAACATCAACACTGCCGCCAATGCCACTGATGTTAATTTGAATTGCATTACGTCCATTACTTTGCATCACGTCTTTTTCAAACATTCCAACAGGAATAACACGATCAACAATTAACTTCCAAGCTGCTGCTTGATGCTTATGATCATCATCTAGTGCAGCGTTGAAGATTGCTTCAAGTACTTTCTCGGACTTTGGTGAAGTCAACATCCGAGCTTTGTACTCATTCATGATTGCTGCATCACCTTTAGGACGACCACGTACAGCTCTGTTGCCCTTCTTATTGGACAACAAATCCTTCTTTGAAGGTCTTCCAGTTTTCTTTTTTCTTTGAGGCTCTTCCATAGTACTATAGAGTTTTCTCTTAAGTTTTGTTATTAGATGTTGTTATAAAAATAATTACTTGCAGTTATACACGTTGTAATTGCAAGTTACACTAAACATCTTTCTTGCTACTATGTAATATATTATAGCATACTTTTTAGCAAAAGTCAAGCTCTAAATAACTCCATAGCTAACAGTCCAGTTTCTCCCCCATTGATGGCGGGGTTCAGTAGTCACTCCACTCCGCAGAGCCGCCAGAGATTCTCTATAGTAATCAAGTAGTTACTAATTAGTACAAGCATCTTACTTTTTTAATATTAACATCCTAATTTAGCTCTTTTTTGTATCTAGGTAGCACCCCCACGCAAACAGCCCCGCACTCCCCCACCCCCGCCCCAGTTCATTAGCGCACCCTAATATGCTAATATGCTAATGAAGATGGCCGCATTAGAATTTGCTTATATGCTGAAGTACTACATTAGTACTCGCTAATATGCTGAAGTACTGATGAAGGATAGGCTCATAAGTATTTGCTAATATGCTGATGTGTGTGTTGGTGTAGTAGCTATTCAGCATATCCTAATATACTTATACAGATACGCATTAGTACTTGCTAATATACTTATATCCTATCTCCATCAGTACTTGCTAATATACTGATACTGCGGCCAGAGACATATTAGTACTTGCTAATATACTGATGCGATTCCTGATCGGCCAGAGTTGGCATGAAACTTGCTAGGAAAACGCCGAATTGACCAGATTTTAGGGTATATTAGAGAAAAACGATATACTCTTAGAATGCAATACAGCGCGTCTCATAGGAAAAAATCAAACCGCACATCCTGCTATCAGGTTGAAATGCGCCTCTTACAGGCCATTACAGCGCGTCTCATGGCGAAAACGCATTAGCAAACTCTAATGTAGACTGTGGATAAACCTGTTAGTAACCTGTGGATGAAAAAACTTGGCACGCTTCTTGCTACGCGTATTCATTATATACAAGACATAGTATATTAGTATTTGCTTATATAAGGATTACTTATGGTATCTATAAAAAACTTTGAATAGACAATGGTGTCTAGGCTGCTAAAGTTCACCACATGACGAGCGATTGAGAGCGCGCTAATACTCGGATGGGATGACGAATTAACCCATCAATAAAAACAATTAATTGCAGTGGCTACTGATCAGACACTTGAAAACAGGATCACACCGAACGGCGCGGTATAACGTAACGGAGCATCGGCGGCAGCTACCTAGGTAGACAATGATGTTGGAAGTGTGGGCCATAAAGTGAGACGGGCTTCCCTGATAGTGGCGTATCAGTTTGAAACGTTAGAGCATTGCTTGCAGTGTTCTAGCTTGTCAATCCTGACACAACAGCTAAAGAGGTATAAACATCATGGCTACTAAAAAGATTCACATTGTTGTTATCTTCTGGAAAAGAGAAGATGGTACAGACGCTAAAATCAGAGAATATTTTAGCAGCAAAAAGAAGGCGTGGGCATACTTGCAAGAGCGCCGCGAAGACTGGCAATATTATAACCCTAGTAATAAATGGGGTTACTGCACTTCAGAAGTAGTTAACTAATCAACACTGGCCAAGGATGGCCGATAATATTGGAG